CCCGAGAACCCGGACGGCTACAAGTTCACCTTCCCGGTGGACTTCCCCAAGGACCTGCTGAACGAGACCGACCTGAAGGCTTTCGCCTCTATCGCCCATAAGCTGAAACTCACCCCGCAGCAAGCCGCGGAGGTGATCAACTTCGAGACCGCCCGAACCCTAGCCGTGCGCAAGGCCGCGGCCGAGGCGAGGACCCAGCGGCAGAAGGCGACCAAGGACGGACTGATCAACGAGTTCAAGGAGAAGGCCGACGAACGCCTGGCCGCGGCATTCGCCGTGGTGGAGAAGTTCGGGGGCGCGGAGCTCAAGAAGGAGCTGGACGCCACGGGCATGGGAGACAACCCGCTGTTGATCCGCATGCTGGTGAAGGTCGGCGCGCTGTTCAGCGAAAAGGGCCTGATGAACACGGCGGGCCCCGGGGCCGGGGCCGGAGGCCAGGAAGCCGGGGTGGACTTGAAAGAACTGTACAAGAAGAGTTATGCTCAAGGTGCGATGAGATAGGCGGGCGTTGCCCGCCGAGCGAAGGGGGACCTTTACCGCCATTCGCTGTCAACCTCTCGGGGGCGTCACCGGCCGACCTTAACTGGAAGACCGCCTCCTCGACTGGGTAGCAGGAAGCACGGGCTGGAACCGAGCGAGCTACAAAACTTTCGAGGAGGTAGGTCATGGCAAGCCTTGACCTTTCATCGGTCTACACACTCGCCGATATCGCCAAGACCCACGCGAACAAGGTGCAGCTGGAAGTCAGCATGAACCTCCACCGGAAAAACGGAGTGCTTCGTTTCACCGGATGGGAAAAGGCGAACATGCTCACCAGCCACGTCTTCAGCAAGGAGGTCGGCCTGCCGGATGCGGCAGAGCGGGCCATCGGGGAAGGGTCGACCGCCGCGAAGCCCCAGGTGGGCCAGGGGACCGAATCCCTGAGCTACATCGAGAGCCGGTCGGAGATCGACATCATCATGGAGCGGATCAAGGGGTCCGGCTTCGCTGCCTGGCGCTATATGATGGACATGATCCATTCGGAAGGCCTCGGGCAGGGCATCGCCTCGCGGATGTTCTACGGCACCGGAACTCCGGGCAAAATCCGCGGGCTGAACGTGCGCTACGGAGCACTGGCCGCCAACGTCCACAACGCCGGGGGCGCGGTAGCCGTTTCCAACACCTCGCTGTGGCTGCTGCAGCCGGGCTTCGGGAAGTTCAATCTCCTGTATGGGGAGTCGGACCGGGGCCAGGGCGTGGACGAGTATTCCGGGGGCTTCATCCGGATGCAGGACATGGGCCTGGAGGCCATCGTCTCCAGCACCACCACGGGAGCCATGCTGCACAAGTACATCACCCTGTTCGACATCTTCATGGGCATGGTGGTGTACGACGACCGGGCGTGCCAGCGGCTGTGCAACATCAACACGACCACGGGAGCGGGGGAAGTTGATCCGGATCAGGTGATCTGGATGATCCAGAGCCTCCCCGACCCGGAGGGCGAGCGCTACATCTACGGCAACCGCCAGGCGATCTATCAACTGAAGAAGAACGTGGTCAATAAGACCCTGTTCTCCGTTCAGCCCGACAAGTACGGCCAAATGAGGGACTTCTTCTACAACACGCCGATCGTGCTCACCGAGGCCCTCACGAACGTCGAAGCTGTCGTCAGCTAAGGCAAGGAGGAAACACATGGGCGAACTGATTGACAGCAACCTCCGCTTTTCCAAGGAGCAGGCGATCACCGTCTCGGCGATCTCCGCCAACATCATCGATGGCAAGGCACTCCGCGACATGGGACGCGGCCAGCCGATCTACCTCAACATCTATCTCACGACCGTGTTCACGACCTCGGCCAACTCGCTCACCATCCAGTTGGTGTCCAGTTCGGGCGCGGACCCGGGGGCCAACGACGTGTTCATGGATGTGATGAAGGCGCGTCTCGCATCGGCGATGCTCGCCACGGGCCTGCTCGCGAGAATGGCCCTCCCCGAAGGGATCCCCTACGAACGGCTGGGACTGTACTATCTTGCCACCACGGCGCTGGTCGCGGGCAAGATCGACGCATTCCTGACGCTGGGCGAGGATTCCGACGTGAGGACCACCACCTAAAGGNGGCTGCTATGGCAGNGGACGAAATCCAGATCTGTAACATCGCGCTTCGCAGAGTCCAGGGCGAACCGATCACCGACCTGGAAACCGACGAATCCAAGTCGGCTGTCCTCTGCCGCACCTTCTACGAACCGACCAGGGATGTGATTCTGGCGGACCCGGACCATCCCTGGTCCTTTGCTACCCGCCGGCAACTGTTGGCTCCGGCGGCGATCGCGAACCTCACCTCGTACCTGTACGCCTACCAGTTGCCATCAGACCCTTATTGCCTGCGGCCCATCGTGCTGATCGATTCCTACACCCTGAACTACGAGCAGCCTGGCTACCCGTTTAAGGTGGAGAACCGGATCCTGTACACCGACATGATCGGCGCGGGATTGAAGTACATCGCGCGGGTGACGGATGTCTTGAGCTTTGATCCCTTGTTCACTGACGCCTTGTGCTGGAGGCTGGCCGCGGAGCTCCTGAAGCCCATCGAGGGCAGTTCCACCCTGGACCTCTGGGGCATGTACCAGGCCACGCTCCAGATGGCCGGAGGGGCCAACGCGCAGGGCGCGCAGGAGCCGGGGCAAGCCGCGGAGAACTGGGTGGAGTCGAGGCACACCTGATGCAGAGCTATCCTGTACGGTCCTTCGCCTACGGGAGACTTTCGCAGCGTTTCGCATCCCGCACCGATTCCGCCTTCTATGCTCATGGCTGCGAAGTCCTGACCAACAACTTCGCCCTACCCATCGGGCCCAGCGAGAAACGGCCCGGCACGATCTACGCCGCTACCGGGAAGACCGCGGGCAAGCGGGTGCGCCTGATCCCCTGGATTCTCTCGCCCACCGAGGGGATCGTGATTGAGCTGGGCGATTCCTATGCGCGGTTCTACAAGAACGGAGCGAGGATCGAAAACCCGCCCGGGACTCCCGTGGAGGTCGTCACCCCATGGCTGGAAGCCGAACTGGAGGAGGTGCGCTTTGCGCAAGTCACCAGCTACATGTACCTGGTCCATCCCAGCTATACGCCACGGAAACTGACCCGCACCAGCGATACGGTGTGGGGGTTGAGTGCCCCGACATTCACCGGGGATGCCACCTTTTCTACCAGCGGAAACTATCCTTCGCATGTCGAGTTCTACGAGGACCGCCTCCTCTTCGCTCGCACCCTCAACGACCCGGCCACTTTCTGGGGCTCCCGACTAGCGATTACGAGAACTTCAACCTGCGGACCGCCTATAGCGCGTTGGGCACGGTAATGACCCCCATCGCCTCCCCCGGAGTCGTGAACTGGCCCGCGCATGGCCTACAGGCCAACAACACCGTGATGTTCACCACCACCGGCGCGCTACCCACCGGGTTGGTGGCGGGGAGCGCCTACTACGTGATGGCTCCGGGTCTCGCCCTGAACAGCTTCCAACTCAGCGCCACCGCCGGCGGGGTGGCCATCAACTTCACCGGGGCCACTTCGGGAACGCATACGGTCTATGCCACGCCTTCCCTGGCCACCGACGCCTGGATCAAAAGGCCGCGGGTGCAGAAGAACGCGGAAATCCTGTGGCTGCTCGCGGAGGACGCGCTGCTGTTCGGGACCTCCGAGGGTCCGTTTCGCGTCGGGGGCAAGGAAGCCTATCTGTCGGGGAATACCGTATGGTGGCCCAACCGTCAGGCCTCCGTAGGCTCGGCCAACATCCAGGCCATCCTCGTGGACGACTTCGCCTGTTTCGTGGGAAGGGGCGGGAAACGCATCTACCGTTTCCAGTACGAGCAGGCGGTGGACAAGTACATCCCGGACGAAATCACCTACCTGTCGGAAGACCTGACCTCGGCTGGAGTGATCGGCATCGCCCACCAGTCCGAACCCAAGACCGTACTATGGGCCTGGACCTCGGAGGGCAAGCTACTCTCGGGAAGCTATTCGCGGATCGTCAATTCCATCGGCTGGTCGGATCACGACCTGTCGGGACTCGTGGAGAGCCTGTGCGTGATCCCCGGGGCGGTGGAGGAGCAGGTGTGGGTCAGCGTGCGGCGCACGATTGGCGGGAGCGTGGCGCGCCACATCGAATACTTCACCCCACGGGAATGGCTGCTGTTGCGGGACTACCACGGGGTGGATGCCGGAGTGGTGTGGGACGGCGGGGCGGCAAAGACCGTGACCTCGATCTCCAATGCCAACCCCGCGGTCTGCACCGCGACTTCGCACGGGTTCGCCAACGATGAAAAGGTGCGGTTCTCCGGAGTCGCTAATATCACCCAAGCGAACGGCGTGGTTTACACGGTCAAGAACCAGAGCACGCACACCTTCGAGCTCTATACTCAAGACGGATCGACGGCCATCGACTTCTCCGGGGAGCCGGCGGCCGGCGCCGGAGGCAGCGTGCAGAAAGTCTCTAACACTGTCTCCGGCCTGACTCACCTGGAAGGGGAGAGCGTAATTACCCTGGGGGACGGCTCGGTCATCGCCGAGGAAATCGTCGTCTCTGGGGCAATTACCCTGGATGAGTTCGCCAACAAGATCCGCACCGGCTTGCCGTTCACTTCCATCAACCAGCCCATGCCGATTTCCGAGGCCCGCAACCACCTGAAGACCGTGCGAAAAGTCTATGCCCAATTCTATCGAACCGGGGATGCCCAGGTGGGCGATGGCCTGCATCCGGTGAAACAAATCACTTTCGAGGGCGAGCCGACGATGGACGAGGAGCCGGTGGAGCGCACCGAGGGTGTCAAGGAGCTGTTTGACGGCTTCGCGGAGTACGAGGGCACGGTGCGCATCGAGTCGAGCCAACCCCTGCCCCAGACCGTGCTGGCCATGATCTACGAGCTGACGGTGGGCAAATGAGGGTCCGCTGGGTCGCCGGCGTGGATCTGGACAAGATGATGATCCGCGTCTTCCGCCAGGAGGACCTGACCGCTATCCTGGATGAGATCGAGCCGGGGGAAGAGCACCGGCACATCAAAACGGCGGAGGCCCGCTTCCGCTACGGACCGGCCTTCAGCTTCCTGCATGATGGGCAGATCGTGGCCTGCGCCGGGGTCACGATCTACTGGGAGGGAATGGGGGAGGTGTGGCTTGCGACCTCCANCCGCTGGCAGGGATTCTCCAAGCTGGCCGTGATCTGGACCCGGGATATTTTGGACTACCTTCAGGACCACTGGAGCCTGCGNCGGCTTCAGGCAGATGTGGACGCAGAGAACCCGGTGGCATGTCGCTACATCGAGCACTTTGGATTCATCGCCGAGGGCAGGATGCGCTATTACGATTCTCTGGGGCGGGACATGATCCGCTATGCACGGATCAGGGAGGCATATGTCAAATCCAGCGGATGACGCCGCGGTCCAGGCGGCCAAGGCCAACGAGGAAGCCTCCCGGGTCTATGCCAAGGGCATGCTGTCCACGGCGCGCGAAAACTATCAGATGTTCCAGGAGCANGCCGAGCAGGGCCTGGCCCAGCGCTATCTGGTGTACGCCAAGACCGGAAACGTATCGACGGAGATCGGGGAGCTTCCTGAATCCGGGATTCCGGTCGGGACCGCGGACAGCGAGACGTTCAGCGCGAAGAAAACGGAGCTGGAAACTCAAGTCGACAACATCACCAAGGAGATCGCACGCTGGAAAGACGAGTTCGGGGACAGGGCGGACCGCGGCGTCGCGG